AGGCCGCCCGCGCTGGGGCCGAAATCATTGCGGGGGCGGCGTCGAAAGCCGCTGTCGTGCAGAAACGTATCGGCGACTTGTCGCTGTCGTATTCCCTCAGCGAACGGGCCGTCGCTTACCGCGCGCTCGCTGCGGCTCTGGCAAGCCAGGCATCCCGTGTTGCCGCTCCCACGGTGTGGGCCGCACCTGACTCCCTTTTGGACACCGCCGACCGGACGACCGGTACGGGCACAGATTTCAGTGTCGGCATGTTCGACACCGACGGGGTGTACCCGGAATGGGACGAGTCCAGTGGATAGCGCCCTCGTTGCGCTCCTCAACCAGTCGGTGACAATCGCGACGGCCACCATGACGAACGTGTACGGGGAAGAAACGTTTGGTGCCGCCGCGACCGTGGCTGCCCGCGTGGAGCCACGCATCGAGAATGTGACCACGCAGGATGGGGAAGTTGAGCCGTCGCGTGCGTTCGTGTACATGAACGGCAATGTGAACGTCACGACCACAAGCAAGGTCACCCTGCCCGACGGGTCGACCCCGATCATCCTGGCCGTTGAAAAACACACGGACGAGGCCGGGAACGTGGACCACACGAAGGTTGTGGTGTAGGTGGCTGGCAGTTGGAAGTTTGAGGGGTTTGATGAGGCCGTGTCCCGGTTCCAGAAGTCCGCGGACAACGGGAAAAAAGTGTTCGACCTGGAAATCTACACCGGCTTCCAGCGCATCCTGACTGCCGCGAAAGTGCTGACCCCGCGGGACACCGGCTCGCTGCGGGCGTCGGGGAACGTGCAGAAAACGTCCAACGGTGTCGAGATTGCGTTCTCCACCCCGTATGCGGCGATTGTTCACGAGGACATGTCGGCGAAGAACTGGACCACCTCCGGCACCGGCCCCAAGTATTTGGAGCGCCCGTTCGTGCGGATGAGCCCGGACATTGTGAAGCGCGCGTTTGAGAAGGCGGCGAAAATCTGATGGCGTTCATCGAGGCCGCCGTCACCCAGATCGCCGCCGGAACGTCGCTCGTCTCCGGCACGGACCTGTTCATTGCCCGGATGCCGTCGGCACCGGACACCGCCGTGGGTGTGTACGAGTACGACGGGGAACTGCCGCAGTATGTGATGGGCGCGGCCGGTGCGGTCGTTGACCGTCCCCGCCTGCAAGTCATATCCCGCTCCGCGTCCTACGCGACAGCCCGCGACACCCTGGCCACGATCCGGGTCATCCTCGACGCCCAGGGCGTCACATGGTCCGGTGTTGGCACGCTGCGCGTGGAACCGTTGGGCTCCATCCTGTCCCTCGGCCCGGACGAGAAAGACCGCATGAGGTGCTCGTGTTCGTTCGTTGGCACCATCATCCGCTGAGGTAAAGCAAACCGCCCGCCCACCGACTAGGATGGGCGCGAACCCCGAAGGAGGCCGCATGGCTGGGAAACGAACAACCGGCGCGTCGAACGTGACGTACCGTGTCGTGGTCGGGATCAACTACCCGCCGGACGAGACACGCGCCGAACCGGGCGATGTTGTGTCCGACATTCCCGCGAACGCGGTCACCGGCCTGCTGGCTATTGGCGCGATTGAACCCGATGGGGGCGACAAGTAATGGCGTTCATTCACGGTAAAGGAACCGCTGTCCTGGTGGGCGCGTTCGACTTGACCGCGTATTTCAATGATGCCACCACGTCGGCTGAGGTGTCGGCTGACGAAACCACCTCGTTCGGGTTGAACGATAAAACGTACATTGCTGGTCTGGGTGACGGCAAAATCTCGGCGGCTGGAATGTTCGACACGACGGCCACGGTTGGTGCGGATGTTGTCCTCGCCGCTGCCCTCGGCTCCTCGGCCCCATCGAATGTGCTGATTGCTCACGCCGGGCTCGCTGTCGGCAACCGGTGCTCGGTGGCTGCCGGGTTGGAAACCAACTACGAAATCTCTGAGAAAGTGTCCGAAGTTGCCGCGGTGAAAGCAGACTTTCAAGGCACCGGTGGCATGGACGCGGGTGTTGTCCTCGCTGCCGCCAAGTCGGTCGCTACGGCAACGACCACGAATGAGGCGTCCGTGGACAATGCGGCATCGTCAGCTAATGGTGGAACCGGCTGGCTGCATGTCACCACGAACGGCACCTCCTCAACAACGATTGTGAAGGTGCAGCACTCCGCGAACGACTCAACATGGGCCGACCTTGTGACGTTCGCGACGGTCGCAACGACAGTCACCAAGGCTGAGCGTGTCCTCGTTGCTGAGGGCACAACAGTCAACAGGTACGTGCGGGCAATATCCACAACTGCGGGCACCGGCGCCGTGGTCTACACGGTAGCGTTCGCGCGCCGCTAACAAAGGAGAAACAGAATGGCTTTCGTTCACGGTAAGAACGCGTACTTCGAGTTGGATAATGCTGCTGGTTCCTCAGTCGATTTGACGGCGTATGTCAACGACATCACGTTCCCGAAAGAGGTGTCCGCTGACGAGACGACCGTGTTCGGGCTCGCCGACAAGACGTACATTGTTGGGCTGGGTGACTCGAAACTGTCGATCAGTGGCCTCCTCGACCCGACCCTGGACACGCACCTCGCTGCGGTTGTTGCGGCGATGAAAGCGGGAACGCAGGCGTCCGCGACATTCATTTTCGGCCCTCAAGGTTCCACCTCGGGGCAGATCAAGTACACGGGTGAAGCGATTGTGACCAGCTACGAGGTGTCGGAGAAGGTTTCCGAGGTCGTTGGGTGGAAGGCTGACCTACAAGTTACCGGCGCGGTAACCCGAACCACCTTCTAGCATTGGAGTGACACGATGGGTCTACGCGACTCGATTCTTGCAGCGGCCGACATTCCCACCGAACTGGTGCACGTTCCCGAGTGGGACTGCGACGTTGAGGTGCGGGGCATGGATTTGGGTGCCCGGGAGGCCATCGCGGAGGTGGCGCAGGACTCGGTGAAAGCCCGCGAGTCCGGTGGCCTCAACGACCCGGTGTGGAACGCGTCCGTGGTTATCGCGACCGCGTTCGACCCGTCAACGGGTGAGCGCCTGTTCACGTCCGACGATTTGGCGGCGTTGAACTCGAAGTCGGCGAAGGCTGTCATGTCGGTTGCTGAGGTTGGTGCCCGGCTGTCTGGTTTGACGGATGAGGAAGAAGTGGAGGCGGGAAAAGACTCGCCCTCCATCCCCGACGACGATTCCTCTTCGAGTTAGCGGAGTCGTTGGGTAGGACGGTGGGTGAACTGTTGAACGGGTCACCAGGTCACCGCCCGATGTCGGCGTATGAGGCGATGGAGTGGGCGAAGGTGTGGGAAATCCGGTCCAACGAGCGCAAGGCGGCGAAGTAAGGGAGCAGGTGTTTCATGGCTGACATGGTGATGAAGGCCATGCTGGTTGCTGACGCGACCGGGTACGTGTCGGGCATGAAGAAGGCCCAGACGGCGACGAAAGGTGTGCAAACGTCGGCGCAGAAAGCGGCCGCCGGAACCACCGCGGCGAACAAGAAAACGGCTGCCGGGTTCTCCAAGATTCAGGTGGCTGGTGCTGCTGCCGCGCTCGCAATCGCCGCGTACGCCAGGGGCGCGATCAAAGCCGCATCGGATCAGGCCGAGTCGATCAACAAGTCGAAAGTCGTGTTCGGGGAGAACTCGGCGGCGATTGAGGAATGGTCCTCAACTGCCGCGACCCAGATGGGTATGACTTCGCAGTCCGCGTTGGAGGCGGCGTCAACGTTCGGTAACTTGTTCACGGCGATGGACATGGGCCAGGACGTGTCCATGGACATGTCGCGGAACCTGGTTCAACTGTCCGCGGACCTTGGCTCGTTCAACAACATTGACCCGACGATCGCGACGAACGCGCTCCGTTCCGGCCTCGTCGGTCAGACCCGTCCGTTGAAAACGTTGGGCGTCAACCTTACCCAGGCCACGGTGCAGGCTAAGGCTATGGAAATGGGCCTGATGAAAACGGCCGGGGCGATCAGTCCGGCGGCCCGGGCTCAGGCATCGTATGCGCTGATCCTTGAGCAGACCACGAACGCTCAGGGAGACTTTGAGCGCACCTCCGGTGACCTCGCGAACTCGTCGAAAATCTTGTCCGCGCAGTGGAAAGACATGCAGGGCGTGTTGGGTAAGGAACTGCTGCCCGCCATGAAGGGTGTCATTTTTGTTTCAATGAAGCTGCTGTCCGGGTTCTCGGCGCTCCCGAAACCGATCCAGACGGCGGCCGGGGCGCTGGTTGTGTTCGGTGCGGCGGCGATGATGCTCGGCCCGCGCCTCATGTCGGTGGTGGCTGGCATGAAAGCGGTCGTGGTTGGTGTCGGCTCGTTGAAGGCGCTCGCTATCGCTGTGCGAACGTTCGGGTTGGCGCAGGTCGCGGCGGAGGGCGCGGCGGTGTCCATTCTGGCGGTCGGGAAGTCGTCTGGTGCGGCGGTCCCAAATATCACAAAACTGGGGATCGCGATGAAAGCGTTGGGTGTGGTCACCCTCGTCGTCGCGGCACAAGCAGCACTCATGCATGCGATGGACAACATCGGGCCGAAAGCAGGCGCAGCGACGCTGACGACGGACCAACTGGTGCGGTCCCTGTCCGAGCTTGCGGCGAACGCGGACATGTCGGCGGATTCGTTGGCAAACACTTACGACAGTGCCGGGAACTTGGCGAACTCGCACCTGGCTATTGAGATGGTCGGTGGCCTGTCGGATTCGTTGGCGCAAATGTCGGATGATGCGAACGGGACCACGGGCGGGCTACGTGGCCTCGTCCTCGGGTATCAGGATTTCACGAACGGGCTGGTCGGGGCGGATTCGGCGCTGGACGATTCGCGTGAGGGAATCAAAAACATTGACACGGCGCTCGCCCAAATGGCTAGTTCCGGGCAGGCGGTGGAGGCGGCCAAGGCGCTGGAAGAGATGAAGGAAGCCATAGCGGACCGGGGTGGCAACGTTGACGGGTTCGTGGACTCGTTGGGCGGGTACGAGGAGGCGCTGGCGAAAGCCGCAGATGAGCAGGCGAAGTTCAACGAGGAGCTAGAACAGTTCCAGACGCTCACGTCGATGGCAACATCCCTGTCGTTCGCTGAGGACATGCGCTCGTTGCAGTCGGCGTTGAAAGAGTCCGGCGGTGCGATGGGCTACGGGGAGGAGGGCGCGAAGTCGCTGGGGATCGCCTTGAAGATGGCGACCGGGTTCGGTGAAGGTTTCAATAAGGAACTCGAAAACTTGAAACAGTCGGGGCAGGACTCGGCGGAGTCGATTGCTGCGGCTGGCGCAAAGTATGTGAAAATGGGGACCGACTTCGCGGCGACCATCCCGAACACTCAGAAGGGCCGGGAGGTCATTGACGGGCTGAATGAGGCGATGGCGGATGTGCCCAACTGGGTTCCGGTGCAGGTGTCCCTCACTGGCGGGAAGTCCGCGGATAAGCAGATCAAGAAGATTGCTCAGTCGATTGGGATGACCCCGAAACAGTTGCAGCTCTCCATCGCTGAGAACGGTGGGAAGCCAACAGAAGCCCAGATCAAGCGGATCGCTAAAGCGACGGGGATGAAGCAGAAAGACATCCTCATCGCTATCGGTTTGACGGGTGCCCCGAAAGCGGTGGGTGAGGCCGGTAAGGCCGGTAAGCAAACCGGTTCGGCGGCGGCGAAGGGCGCAGCGTCAACGAAGGGTGAAGCCTTGGCGTCGGGTAAGACGCTTGGGACGGCGACGGCGAAGGGTGCCGCGT